CGAGCATTACCTCGGCTGGATTTTGGCTTTTAAATAGTGTCCTGATGTGCCTTTAAATTTTCTCTAAGGATGTTTGATCCGCCTACACGCACGTTTATTATACCGTTATAATACTCGTCCGTCTCTAATACTCGCCTGCTAAACTGTTCTCTTGCCTCTAAGTAAGACATTTCGCCTCTGCTTTTACAAAAATATAGTATTTCTCTTGTGAACTTGTCTTTGCCTAATTTTTCTACGTCTGCATTTAGCCTGTCACTGGATCCCCAATAGTCTTTCCAGTCTGATTCTTTTGTTCCGCGTCTTTTATTCTTTTTGCCTTTTAAGGGTGGCTTAGTAGTTTTAAATTTTGCTAGTTTTTTGCCTATGTATTTGCGATCATCTGTTAAATTAGTAATAATGTAAACAAAGCCTTCGTACTCTTGTGGTATTTCTGTAACTTCGTCACCATTATATGTCCAATTCATACAATGTTTATCAATCCTTGTATTGTTTGCCTTTGAATTTGGTTTTATAGTCCTTTTGGTTAAGCCTAATTTCGGTATTTCGTTCTTTTGCTATTGATCTGATATCTCTAAGTGCCTTCTGTACTGCTGAGTATGCACGAACGGAGTTTTTCCGTTCCCACCACTCATTTGCTGCAAAGTATTGCAGATATGCTTGTACTAAATCTTCGTGAAATTTGTCTTCGTTCATTTTATAGCGGATCCTGCTTCTAAACCTAATTCATTGTAGTTGGATAACAAGCCTTCTACTCGGCATGATGTATTATTTTCATAATTCCATGCACTAATAGTTAACAAAGTACCACATACATTTGTAATAGATCCGATTGCAGTATCACAATCGCCGTCAATAACTTTTAACATTGCTCTTTCAGCCATTGCACATTGATATGTTTCTAAATGATTAATTTGCTCCATTAAAAAGTTAATTTCTGCGTCTTTTTTAGTTTGTACAGCAATAACACCTTGCCCAACAGCTGGTACTAGTTCATTTATTGCCATAATTTTGTTTATTTCGTGACCTAAGTTCATTGTATCAAGTCCTGCCATTGCTAAAATTGTAGCATCGTACTCATTGTCGCGAACTTTTTGTATTCTTGTGTCAATATTACCTCGTATTGGAAGTATTTCACTGTTGGGAAACATTTTTGCAAGTTGTAATTTACGTCTAGGACTACTTGTGCCTATTTTACAACCATCAACTAAGTTTCCGATAACAGCATCACGTGGATCATGTCTTGGCATTACTGCACGAATCTCTGTTCTGTCATCTAAATCCTTAGGAAGGTCTTTAAAACTATGTACAGCAATATCAATATTACCTGCTAATAGTTCTTGTTCAATTTTAGTAACAAATACACCTTTGCCACCAATTTCGGCGATATTTTTTTTGGCATATATGTCACCGTCTGTTTTAATAGTTACAATTTCTATATCTACAATTGGGTTAAATTTTGTTTTTATTCTATTAGCAACAATATCTGCATATGCTAATGCAAGTTTACTACCTCTAACGCCTATTTTCATTCTACTATTTCCAAATCGTTTGCATATGATGTAAAGCCGTTTTCTTTAACAACTTTTAATACATTGTTTACCCTTCCAACTAGCTCATCTTTGTGAGATATGAGGAAGATGTTTTTCTTACGTTCTCTAGTCATCTTTTTAAGTACACTTATTGAGTTTTCAACGCCTGCACTGTCCATTCCAGAATCGATAAGTTCGTCAATAAACAATAAATTAATTCCTTGGTATAGGCTTTCCCAAACATCACGAAATGCAAACGATAAACCAAGTATAAGTCTGTTCCGTTCACCTCTTGACAAGTTATCAAAGTCTAAATCTTGTCCTAGTTGTGTAATTTCAACATTTAAATCGTTTAGGAATTGTACTTGATGAGGTAATCCTAATACATCTAAGTAATAAGTTAGTCTATTGTTAAGATATGCTAAATTCTGATCAATGATCTTCTTACGTATAAATGAATCTTTATTAGTTAATAATTTTAATAGAAATTCTTGATGTTCTTTAAACTCTGTAAGATCGTTTATAATACTCCAATCGAGATCTTGCATTGCTGTGCTTTTTAATTCTTCAATCTGTGCTTCGTATGGATCGATTTCGATTTGTTTGTTTGCTAATGTACTTTGTAAGTTCTCAACATTGTTTCTGTGTTCATATGCTTCTTTTGCAGCTTCATAAAATGTAGTAGGTCTGCCGTTTATATCACCAATAATGTCTAGTTCAACAGTAACGTCTGTTACTTTTCTAGTAATCTCTTTTTGATACGACAATGCATCATCTAATTCTTTAGATTTGCGTTCAGCAATTTCAGCTTTTTTAGCTGCATGTAATTCTTGACCACATGTATAACACATTGCATCTTCTAATTCTACAATATCTTTATTAACCTTTTCTACACTCTTATTAGCACGTACTAGTGCTGGTTCTAATGTGCTTAATTCTTTTTTAAGAGCCAAAATAGAATTATTATGTTCATTCCAATTTGCTAATTTTTCGTGTGATTCTAGTTCAGTTTCAATGTCTAATTTTTCCAATTCTTCAATTGCAGTTTTAAGTTTTTCTACGTCAGAATTGCGTTTTGCAACCCATGCACGTTGATTTTTACCTAAACTATCAATTGTAGTTTGTATTTTTTGATTGGCACTTTCGATTGCGTTTAGTTTAAATGTTTCTTCTGTAATAGCTTCTTTAGTACGCTTAACTTCGTCTTTTAATGAATCAGCTTTTTCACTTAGTAATGTAATACCTAATAATTGTTCAATAATAGCACGTTGATCATTAGCCCGCATACTTAAGAATGGTTCAGAATAGGTATTAAGTGCTAAAATATGTTTAAACATATCATGGCTCATACCTAATAGTTCTTGTATGCTTTCTTGTGTTTTACGGCTATCACCTTGTGACTCGTCTTCTGCTTCTTGTTCAGTATTATCTACATAAAACTTAAGAATGTTAGGAGAGCGACCACGTTCAATTCTATAATTTACATTATTCTTTTCAAAACTAAGTGTGACTAGCATACCTTTTGAATTAGTTTTGTTAATCAAATTATTACGTTTGATGTTAGTAAGTGCCTGCCCGTAAAGTGCATAAGAAAGTGCGTTGATAATAGTTGTTTTACCAGTGCCGTTTCTTGATCCACTGTCATCACCGCCTTGGTCTAAATTTTCACCTAGCACAAGAGTTAAACTTTGTTGATCAAAGTCAACGCCTTGCGAAACGTTACCAACACTCATAAAGTTTTTAACTGTTAAGTCTTTAATTTTTATCATTGTAACCCGTTGTAAATATCTAATAGCGTTTTCTTGCTATAGTTTTCAGTATCTAGTTGTGAAATTTCGTTTGACACAATCTGATCAACACTTGCAAATTGGCTGATGTCTAAATCTGTATTAATTTCTTCAGTTTGACGTTGGCTAATAAGTGTAATTTCTCTACAGTTATATTGTTTAATATATGTTTCTTTTAAAAACCCTGCCTCTTCAAAACTAATAGGAATATCTAGTGTAACACGTAGATGCATTTTAGGTTTAACAAGACTGCTTGTTGGATCTAATAATTTGCTTAGTGTTGTATTTCTATACTTTGGACAATCATCCCAATTAATATACAACGGCTCGGCATTGTTTTCTTTGTCAAGGATCATCATACCACGTGCATCATCACCAGCATCGGCATAATTGTGCGGAAATGCATTACCTAAGTAATGTACATGTCCTTGTTTTTGCCGCTTGTGAAAGTGTCCTGAAAACACATACTCTTGATGCTTAAAGTGATCAGCTTTTAGCTCACCGTGATCAGGCATCTGTACCATAGCATTCATGTAAAAGCTCGGTAGCTCAAAATGTCCAAACAAATATTTGCTTTTAATCTTAGACATCTTTTTCCATTCGTCACCGACTAACCAAGGAACTAGTGCAACATCGTCTTGTTCCCATATTTCGTCAATAACAGTAACGCCTGGTATGTGTTTTGCAAACTCGGTTGACTTTACATCACGTTTGTCTTTATAGTACAAGTCGTGATTACCAGCAAACATGTAAAAGTTATCAAACGCCGCGCCAACTTTTTCTAAACTGCGAATGCCTGCATCCATAGTAGTTAAGTTTAGGCTGTTTCGATTGTGATTCCAATCACCGCAAAAAAGCGCAGTTTCACAACCATGCTCTTTTGCAGTTTTAATGTACCAATCAATATAATCTTCGCAGTCTTGATTATGTATTTTGCTATTACTCTTTAGGCCAAAATGTATGTCAGTAAATACTGCCGCTTTTTTAAACAACTATAGACTCCGCTTTTCTTTTAAGTATAACAGGAAATTAATAAGATGTCAATCAACTTTTCTTACTAGTAAAGATAGTAGCACTTGCTTCTTCATTGCGTTTTATTGCTGCTTCCCATTCACCTGCATGTTGTCTAGTGTGACTTGGATTTAAGTTATTCATTTCTAAGATGTCATCTCGAATGTTTTGATTACGTTTTTCTAAGTTAATTACACGCACAAATGAGTTAGTAACTGCCGCTGTATAATAAGCAAATGGATTGTTTGACTTTGATTCGTCAAACTGTAGTCCGATCTGTGAAAGTTGTAGTATTGCTTGCCCTTTCATCTCGTCGTTATATGTGTAACCACGAACATTACCTCTTGTAGCATATCTGTCTACAAGTTTTAACCACATCATTGCAAGTTTATCAGTTGCTTTACCGTGTGTCTTTGAAAAGTTACCATTTTCCATGCCACCTTCCCAATGACTTTTACCGATACAAAATAAATTACCATCATCGTCAAACTTATAATGTTGGAATGGAGGAAAGTTAAGTTTTGTTTTTGTATCTGCAACTGTTTTTGGATTTTTCTTACGACCAGGTTCTTCTGGAATATGATCAAATGTCATAATACGAAAGATTATTTCTTCTTTTGTAATAGATCTGTAGTCAACTTCGCATTCGGCTTGTTTTACTTTTTCACCAGCCATTTTACGAGTTTCGTAGTCTTTAGTAGATAAGCGTTTTGCTTTATTGCGTTTTGCTTCTGCTATTGTACGAATGTTAATACGTTCGACATCGGGCAGTATTATATCAAACTCAGAATAGTTCGGTTCAATATAGCTATTAAATGTATTTTTAGATTTGTGTATTTCTAACAATAGATCTCTATTGTTAAGATAATTCTTTTTGCGCATAATTTCTCCTAGAAACTTTATTACTATTATAAACTATGTAGTTAAATTTGTCAACTAAATACTATAGGAGAATAATTAATGGCAGATATTTTAAACGAAATGCTTTCACCTTCATGGATGAAAGCGCTAGGCAATGGATTTGGATCAAATGCACCAAAACAGACAATTGCACAAGCATCTACAAATAGTGGAGAAGTTATAAATGACTGGAGGGTTAGACTTGCAGTACCTAGTCAATTTAGAAATAGTGAAATATTAAACCCATTAGGCAGTCATATGATCTTTCCTTTTACTCCTACAATTATTTTAGGGCATAGTGCAAATTATACACAAATAGCACCAACGCATTCTAACTATCCATTCCAGTCCTATAGAAATAGTGAAATTCAACAAATTACTATTACTGGTGAATTTATAAGTGAAAATGCAGAAGATGCAAAATATTGGTTAGCAGCAGTACACTTTTTAAGAACAATGACAAAAATGTTTTACGGCGATACAGGCGCTCCGCCTCCGATATCTAGATTAAGTGGTTATGGCAGACATGTATTTGATAGAGTACCAGTTGTAATAACAAACTTTACTACTGATCTGTTAGGTGATAATGATTACATAAAATGTGTAGTTGATGGCAAGGACAATTATGTTCCTGTATCATCGACTATTACAGTTACAGCATCACCAACATATGCAAGAGCGTTAGTATCTCAATTTACACTTAAAGATTTTGCTGAAGGTAAACTTAGTGATAAAGGATTTATCTAATGAATTTATACGAAAATACACCAATTAATAATCAAGGATATTTAGACTTATTTGTTCCTAGGCCAATTCCAAAAGCACCTGACGATATATTGTTTGAAATTCCAGCAGCGTACACATATAGACCTGACTTACTTGCAATGGCATTATATGGATCAAAAGATTTATGGTGGGTATTTGCTCAGAGAAATAATGATATATTAAAAGATCCTATTTTTGACTTTATTGCGGGTACAAAAATTTATCTACCGCAAGAGCAATACTTAACAAAGAGTATAGGATAATACATGGCACCGAAGTCTTATTATCAACCGGTAACACAAACGCCAAGAAGTTCGTCAGCAAATGTTGATAGTAATGTTGCACCAAAAAATATAACTTCGTCACCGTTAAGTATGCCTAGTTTACAGCCTGGTAAATTAACAGATTCGATTACTACTTTTGCAGATGCAACGACTGTAGCATTAGATCCTCAAAGAAATAAAATTGCTGCAAATATTTCTAATTCACTTAATACAATTAATCCTGCACTACGTGGTACAGTTGCAAGTCTTAATTCTTTAAGTCAAGCAACCGGTGGAGGACTTGGAAGTATAGCAGGAAAAATACCTGCTCTTGATAGTATATTATCTACGTCATTATCTGGACTTAGTGTTTTAGAAACAGCTGGTAAAATAAGTTCTATAACTGGGTTATCTGGAAATTTTGCAGGAAATATCGGAGCAATAAAAAATCCACTTTCTGATACTGCTAGAATACTAGGAGTAAACTTAAATAATAATCTGTCAAATCAAGTTAATAATGTAACAGGTAATCTTCTAGGAGGTTCTAGTTCCATTGTAGGTAATTTAAATCGTATTAATTCAAGCCTTAGCAATTTAAAACCAGGAGGCGGTATATCTAATCTTTCTAATGTTAATAATGCACTAATATCGGCTAATAATATTGCTGGTGTATTTGGCTCAAAAAATGCAAAACTAACAAATCTTACAAATACAATTGGCCAAATTTCAAATTTTGCAGGACAGTTATCTAGTCTAACAGGAAATTTACAAAAGCCATTATCAGATCTTTTACAAATTGATAGAAGTAATAAATTTTTTACAGGACTTACTGATATTATAGAAGGTGCAGATTCATTTATAGAGTTATTTAATAATCCTATGTCTATGACTGACGATCTTGCAAATCTCGGAATACCTATGCAAGGTAATAAACTTAAAAATCCGTTAAGAGTGCATAGTATATATAATTATAGAATTACCTTAGGAGTTTTATCTCCTGAAGAATATAACAATGCATCAAAATATAAAACTGATGGATTTGAAAGTGTAATAATTAGATCAGGTGGCGGCACAGATAGACGAGTACTTACTACTGCTGAAGCTGAACAATTAAATGGCCATGCAGAGTATTTTATAGATGATTTAGAAATTGATAGTGTAATTGCTCCAAATTCAAAAACTGGAGTATCTTTAGGGACTACTATAAATTTTACAGTAACTGAACCTTATAGTATGGGTAAATTTTTAGAAGCATTAAAAATTACTGCCGAAGAAAAACAATATTCAAGTTTTAACAAAATACCTTTTTGTTTAAAAATATCATTTGAAGGATACGGACCATCGGGCGAAAAAATAAAAGCTCCTGGTGTAATTGACAAATATATTCCTATTATGATAATAAACACAGATTTTGACGTTACAGAATCAGGAAGCGTTTACGGTGTTAAAGCAGTAGCATACTCTGAAATAGCTTTTGAAGATGCTATTAATACTACAAAAACTGATGTAAATGCTTCAGGAAGAACTGCTGCAGAAGTATTAGAAACATCAAATAAAAGTATAACAAGAAATATTAACGAACATATAGAAAAACTAGAAGAATCTAAAAAAATAAAAGGATATGATAGATATTTAATTTTATTTCCTAAAGAAAAAGATAGTGTAATACAGGCGTATAATAATTATAACGGTATTAAAACAAACCATAACGCATTAATGATAGATGCAGGAAAGCAATATCAAACAGAAAGAGGCGGCCAAGATAACAATCCTAACGCACCGGAAAAAATTCCACTAGTAAAATCGGATGTTAAATTCTTTAATGCTCCTCCAATATATAGTTCTTTAAGAGCATGGGGTCTAAATGAAGACAATGTAAACGAACTAGGTAGATCAAAAGTTTTAGGAGATCCTACTAAATCTAATGATTCGTCGAATGCCTCGCCAGCGGCAGTGTCCATTGGACCAAACGATCCTGACGCAGCAAGAGAAAAGTTTATTATGTTCCAAAATGCCGCAGAATTACAAACTGCTACGACTTCTAATCTTTTTACGTATCCTCAGCAATCAAAAATTACACAAATAATTGAAGATGTAATGCTAGATACAGACTATTGCCAAAAAGCTCCACAAGAAACAAATGACGGTAAAAAGAAATGGTTTATAATTGAGCCTATGGTTTTTATTGAATATGACACAGATATCGAAAAGTCTATTGGTAGGCATAGAATGACGTATGTATACTGTGTACATCCGTATTTGCCAGACGAAGCAAAGACCTTAGCACCTGGCGAATCTCCGATGAATACAAAAAAATTAAGAGATTCTGCTGTAAAAGAATATGATTACATATATACAGGAAAAAATGAAGATATTATAGATTTTAATCTTAATTTTAATAATGCATTTGTTAATAATGTTCTTAGTGATGTAGGATCTGGTTATGATAACACAAATAAATTATCAATAGCACCCGGTATAGTTAGCAATCCTCAAATAGCGGAAAATATTTCAGGCATTGAAAATAGTGATGATTATGACTCAGGAGCTATATCGCTAATGGCAAGGAATACTCATCAGTTTTTAAATGGTAGTTATTCAAAAACTACTGCTAGACGTATTGCCGAAACGTTTCATAATAGAATTATTAACAGTGAAATAGAAATGATATCTGCTACAATGGAAATTTGGGGAGATCCGTTTTATCTACCTACAGATCAAGGAAATTATAAGTCAGGATTTTTATCACCAAATGTGTCTAAGGATGGCACTGTTGAATATTTAAATAACGAAGTAATATGTATTATCAATTTTAAAACACCGATTGATTATCCTAAAGAAATGGGAAATTTTGTAATGAATATGCCTGAGCTTGTAAAACCTTTTAGTGGACTATTTCAAGTACTCGGAGTGTCAAATAGTTTTAGCGGCGGCGAATTTAAACAAAATTTAAAATTAATTAGACGAGCTAATCAAACCACTGAAGGCGAAGGATCATCGGGTCATTATTATGGTAATCTTTACCAAGAAGATCGAACTAATGGTAATGACGCATCTGATAATATCGGTGCAAGGGCTATTACTAATACTAATACTAATACTAATAATTTAAATTTAGCCGCTGCAAGCACATCTGCAGAACTAGCTATAAATCAAAATGCATACATTAGTGCAAGCGGAGTTGATCAAGACGGATTTGGCTTTACTGAAATATCTCGTCCACCACCAGCAGGAACTGGACAAGATAACAATCCAAATCAAAAT